TAGCAAGGCTCATATCAGACCTGCCTCACGCATTGCTTGCACAAAGTTTTCTAAGATAGGGCAGGGGACATCACAAATGATTGGCCCATCGCCTGTCATAAACAAAGCCTCTGAAATAGCCGCATCTGGCACTGGCTCACCCCTTTTAACCATGTCCAAGATCCTGTTGGCTTCCAAGTAGGTCATGGAGCTTTGTCCTTATAAGCAAGCAAGGCCAAGCATTCAATGTTGTTTATGAAAAATTTGTCTAAAAAAGACTTGATGTCAGCATCTGTGCCAGCCACATAGACCGAAAACAAGTCCATGCACTCATCTATGTCTGCCTCGTATGGATCACCTAGTGAGCCTGTCGAGCCTTTCTCTGCTGGCACATAGTCCAGATGGCAGACAAGATCAACGTCATCCAAGTTGATCTCAAACTCAAATGCACCTTTTGGACAATTTGGAGTTGGATTCATGTGTTTATCCATACAAGTTGAGCAATAAAAGACCAAAACGCAATAAGCGCAACAGCAAGCATTAAATAAACCTCTTTGTTGCTCATGCCTGTGCCTCAGTCTCAGTTTTGAGGCCATCCAGAGTTCCATAGCGATAGCCAAGCTGGTTACGTACAGACTCATCTATCAGGCTTGAGATCGAGCGTCTTTGGTCTTCCTTGGCCTTCTCTAATAAGCCCTTGGTTTCAGGCTTGAGACGCATTAAAAAGGGTTTAGTTTTGGCTTGTTTCATGTTGTATTTCACAAAGATATGTGCGTAAATGTAGCATTTGAGAAGTGTACAAACAAGCCTCAAGTGAAAATATTTATAAAAAGAGTGGTTTGGGGGTTGCACAAGATAAATAGTTGATATACATTTGAGATGTTTACAAACAGAGCAGATAAAGCTCATAAGGAAAAAATGACATCCCAAGAGCGTAAGTTCGTTGCTTATTTCAGGCAGTTTGGCAAGGTAAAAGCCGCCAATAGCCTGGGGACACAAAAGGCAAAAGTAGCCAAGTTCCTTGAGGAAAATAAGGGAAAGCTAATTGCTGACTACACCGAGAACGAGAGCAAATTTGCTAAGACTCGTCCCGCACTGGCTGCAGCTATCGCTGTATGCAAAAAGAACAAAGCCAAGCTACTGATAGCCACGCTAGACAAATTAAATCGTGACATAGCCTTCTCACAGGTCTTACTGGACGACACAAAGGTTGACTTCTTGTGCGTAGAACTGCCAGTTGCTACCCGTGAAATGCTCAAAATGCGAATTGTTTTCGCAGAATGGGAAGCTCAAAAAATCGGGGTTAGAACTTCTGCCGCATTGCAAAAGCTCAAGAAGCAGGGTATTAAGTTAGGTTCACCCACACCTGAGATTGGCTCAGAAGCTGGCAATAAGGTGAACGCTGCCAAGGCCGCAAGCTTTGCAGAGCGAGTTGCTCCAACAGTGCGTCAGATTCTCAAGAAAGGCAATGCCTACACCTTGCGAGAAATTGGTGCGGCCTTCACTGAGAACGGCTTAGAGACACCCAGAGGCAACCTTGAATGGTCTCCAACTCAGGTGAAAAACTTACTCAAGAGGATCAAATGAAATTGACCCATATCAAGAAAACTTTGTTCTGTCAAATGTCTCTTTTAAAGACATTGTGTCAACTAAGTGCATTGTCAGAAGTTGTATATCACTTTTGTAAATCGTTTAAATTGTTTACTCAATATACATCGTATGAAGTGCGAAATATTGCCAAAAGTAGTACCCCAAAATGAACGATTTGGAGACAAAAATGGCAGATAGAAATACACCAGAGATGGTCAATTGGGCGCAGTTTTTCCCATCTGAGGATGGCAAATTGGGTGCGTTTTTAACACGATCAGGCAGACCCATAAACTGCCGCTTGGACTTTAGATTAACTAGGCTTGAGGAGCTAAAAAAGGCTGCTTGTGTCGTCTCAGAACTCAATAAAGAGCTTCAAAGACTTGCATACGAAGTTGATGGTGATCCAGTGTTGCGTGTGATGCTAGCTCGTAGCCATTTCTCACAGGCTCAATTTGAATTGCGCTATGTAGATCCAGCTCATGTTCTTAAAGCTGCCTCTAAAAGAACGGCAGATGCGGCTCAAAAATTGAAGAAAGTCAGAAAGGAGAAAAAGCTACCTATAGTGTTAGGAGACGTTTTGGGGTTTGGGATTAGTACGGACTAACCCTAATCAATTATGTAATTAGCTTAAAAGGATTAAATAATGAACAAAATCAAAATGCAATCGAATATGTCTAATGTTGGTTCTAACTCCAACTGGCCTCGAAACTACATCACATTGAATCCTACTTCATACGATGTATATAGTGTTTATGAAGTTGAAAAACACTACCCATGGTGTTCAGAGCAAACTGAAAGCATCCTTGAGAAACTAGCGGTAGGGTTGGCTTTTGTAGCTTGTGTCGTAGTTCTCAGTTTTGCTCTTTTGGTGGTTTTCTAATATGCAGAAAGTCACCTACCCCACAAAAACTCTTGCTCAGGGTTGCCAGTATACGTCTGCTGCAGCTACAGATGTTCAACAGACTTGGCGCAAGTTTGGATGGCTTCCCCTTGCTGAACTAACTGCTCAAGAAGAGACCAAGCAAACAGTCAAAAAAGCTCAAGTTTTTGAGGAGCTTTGTGATGCTTGAACAAACTCAAGGCCAACAAATCCGCAATGCTCAATTGGATTTCTTTGAGCATCGTGATGCAGATTTTCTAAACCACTGCCGCAGCTTGGCTGTCCAGATTGCTAGACGGCAGGGTGAGGTCTCAATCAATGACATTCGCAAGCACATCCAAGTGCCTAGCGGTACTCATCCGTCTGTCCTTGGGGCAGTCTTTAGAACCAAACAATTTCGCAAGATTGGCTTGTGTGAGGCTTCCCATCCAGAAGCCCATGCTCGCATCGTGCGGATTTACGAATTAGTCTATTAAACAAAAGGAGATAAAAATGGCTGGGAAATTGACAGACGACAAGCAAATGAGTGCAAGCCGCCTGCCTGGATTATTGGGTTTCAGTAAGTATTCGACACCCAATGATGAACTGCAGTATTCTTTAAACGCACTAGATGGCAAAGAAAGACCAGATATTTCTAATCAGGCAATGGGATGGGGGAATACCCTAGAACCCGTTATTTTGAGTGAGGCAGCCAAGCGGCTGGGTATCACCAAATTTGACACAGACATACGAAAAGCCTTTACGCATGACGCAATTCCATTGTCCTGCAGCTTAGATGGGACAGGAGAGGGCGAGGAACGGACTATCACGCATGACCCGTCAAACGGCATTTATGTAGTTGGTGCTGACAGTATCGTATTGCTTGGCACAGGTGTCTTAGAGGCCAAGCTTACCAAGGCTAATCCAGAAGATACGCCACATTTGGCAAGAGGGCCGATCCAACTCCAAGGCCAGATGCTTTGCACTGGCTACAGATGGGGGGCTGTGTGCGTTTTGTATCAAGGCATTGAACTAAGGGTTTTCCTATTCAACACCCACTATGAGACTCAGCAAAAGATTGTCTCTTCAGTGTTGGAATTTCAAAGCAAATTAGATAAATACGCTAAGACAGGTGAGATTGATTGGTATTCACCTCAGTCAAGCAAAGAAGTAGATCGCTTTTACCCTAATGCAAAAAAAGAAGAAATTGAGCTAGATGGCAATGCTTTACAACTGGCGCAGTCAATCGTGCGGAATAAGACACTAATTCGTAAAGCAGAAGCTGAGATTGATTCGGCAGAAAAAGACATCAAGATGCTTCTAGGTACTGCTGAAAGGGGCAAGGTTGGCAGTCTGCATATTTCATGGCCTATGAGATCGTTCAAGGCCGCTGCAGAGAGGCTTATTCCTGCCAAGGAAGCATATTCCATTCGCCAATCCTCATTGAGCATCAAGGAGTGGACAACATGAACGTCAAAAGCATTGAAAAAGCCTATGAGATGGCAGTAAACGCAATGATGCAAGCTAACCCTGAGATGCCTCGGAAAATTGCTGAAAAAGCCGTTGAAGCCATTGCAGAACTTGTCTTAGCAGTGATCAACTCAGAATTAACAGAAGAGGAAATAGCTCATGCAATTAAGCACTAATCGGGGATTCGCTCCTACTAACTTGACTGAGGCTATTCAGTTCTCTGATATGTTGGCAAGCAGTTCAATGGTTCCAAAGGCTTATCAGGGGAAACCACAAGACATTCTTGTGTGTGTTCAATGGGGTTATGAGATGGGTTTAGCCCCCATGCAAGCCTTGCAAAATATTGCGGTGATCAATGGCAAGCCAAGTGTTTATGGTGATGCAGCTATGGCACTGGTGCAAGCTAGTCCTGTTTGTGAAGATGTTGAAGAGTATTTTGAAGATACTGATAAACCAAATTTTGTGGCAGTCTGTATTGCTTCTCGCAAGGGACGCAAGCCAGTGACTGTGAAGTTCTCAGTGGAAGATGCTAAAAGGGCAGGTTTGTGGGGCAAGCAAGGCCCTTGGACTGCTTATCCAAAGCGCATGATGCAGATGCGGGCTAGAGGCTTTGCTTTGCGTGATGCCTTCCCAGATGTTCTAAAGGGCATGATCACGGCTGAAGAGGCTCAGGACTATCCAGATGATGCCAAGCCAACACCTGTTGCAAAACCTGCCAATCCATTGGATCTGGTTGCTCCTAAGCGAGTTGAAATCCCAGATCAGACTACAGACACACTCTTAATTGAGGAAGCATTTAGCCAGGATCAAGACGCTGAAGAGTTGGCTGAAGTTGAAACTAATAAACCAGATTTGACAGGTTCATTGATTCCGTTATTTGTACCGAATAAAGCAACACCTCACGAAACTTTTAGCAAGCTTGAGGAATGGCAAGATTCATATGAGGAACTGGCTGATAAAACTGCAAGGGCTGGAAAAGTTCCACCAAGAGAAAGAATGACAATCTTGAAAGAACTTAAACTGGCTAATGAGGCCACATTAAAGTCAATTGATACTGTCAAACGGGCAAGGCATACAGCAGCTCACCTGCAGCGCATCAAGGCTCTTGGGGCGTTATTAACTCAAGACTGACAGAGCTTCATTGATATGCTTTTCCCTGTCTGCAAGGCCAATGAAGCCGCCATTGATCTTCTTGGTCATGGTCTTGTAGTCACGGGAATCTGCATATTGGTTTAGCTTGTGGGTGTCCCAAAACCACCCTGCAGTCAAAGCCGCATACATTGGAGTTGCTACCAAGTCTGGCTCCATAACGAAATCAATCCCTAGAGCTTGTCCTGCATGGTAGTAATTCGCATGACCCGTCAACTGGATGCAACCACGGCCTCTGAAGCGATAGCCATCACCCGAAGCCTCATCCCTATTTCCCATGCGTGAACTGTAGACAGTGTTTGCAATAAGTTTAGGGTTTCGAGCGCAAGTCTGTGCTTTGGCAGCATCAAAGCGTTTAGGCCATAACTTTTGCAAAGCCTCTGCTCGATAATTTAAGTTCTCTTCCAGAATCTTAAAGTTCCCACATTCATGTCCACATTGACCAATGAAAGCCGCTTTTCTAAGTGGATTCATAATGTCAAAACGTGCAAAAGTGGCATTGAGCGCATCTACCCATTCAGCACCAATATGCAGTTGTCTGAGTTGTTCACTGTTGACCATTGATCAAGTTCCTTACTTGGTTGTAGGAGTCAATGCAGGAGTTGAGCTTGGTGATGGCTTTATCCCCATCGGCTGCGATGTCGATAAGAGCTGATATAAGCGCTCGCTCAGATTCGCTTTGATCGGGTTGGACGGGTTGGATATTTCCTGTGGCAGGGGAGGCACTTGTGCTGGCTTGTGGACAACTTGGGGCGGGGAGGCGCAACCTACCAGTGCGAGCAAGCTCGTGCATAGCAGACTGCTTTTTAGTAATTTCATCTTGAGCCTTTCTAAGTAAAGTTTCTTGGTCTGACAACTTAGAAGCCATGTCCTTTTCAAGCACACGAGCCTCTTCATTCTTTTTGGCAATGGCAATCTTCATGTCGTTGTCTCTGTCTGACCAGCCAAAGTGATAGCCACTTCGATAAGAGCCAAATAGTGCAACAGACACACCAATAATTAACCAGGGGAGTGGTATTCCAAACATCAAGTCACCTCTTGTCTAGCTAAAGCCAAAGCCTGTCTGTCCTCATCTGACTCAACATGATCAGGAGGCGTAGTCGGAGGAGGAGGGGGTGTCCAAGACTCATCAAGGTCTGGGTTCTTAAAACCCATCCAGTTGTAGCCTTGTGTCAGTGAGTTTGCTGAACTTGCTACTGTTGGAGGCGGTGCATATGGGTTGACAGATGGCTGATAAGACTGAACTGGAGGAGGGTTGCTTGCAATCATGTTGGCTGCAGCACCGACACCTTTTTTGCCAATAACGCCACCAATGCCGCCAACAATTAAAAGCACAATGTCGTTGAGCATCTTGGTATAAGCCATATCAATCGGGGCCATGCTCTTGATTGGCTGAGTGACAAATGTGACAGAGTAGAGTAGGGCAACCACAATAAAGCAAAGAATCAACGTGACTGCAACCACCACAAATCCCCAAACTCGGGTCTCAATATCTTCAGCGGTTAGCTTCTGGTGCTGGTTGTGGTGCAATTTGCTTCTCCAAGATTGGTGCAACTAGGTACTCTGGACAGGTTTGAGTAAACAGACATCGAGGCTTTTGGCATTCAGGCTCTGTAAAACGATCAGGGTCTTGGCACTTGTAGCGATAGACATCTTTGCAGCCAGTGAGCAAGAGCAAGATCAATAGATATTTCATTTGCCTAATCCCACTCTGCCAAGCAATAAGCTGACGATCTTGTCGGATAAATCGTTTGGCAAAAATTTAAGAAACCCAAGAAAATAAAGTGCCACAAGACCATAAATAACAATCTTGAGTGCGAGGTCAAATGTTTTTTGATATTCATTCATCTGCCAGCGCATCTGCGAGTTGTTGAACAAAAATCCATTAGTTCATTGATTCCAATAGCTACCAGAAATAAAACGAATGCACAACCGCCAATAATTAAGGCTAGTTCTTGCATCTCTGCATCTTTAGCTTTTGCAGCTTTCTCAGCTTTTTTAAGTGCTGAAATTTCCTTTGCATCTGCTAAATCCATTTCAGCTTGACGAGCTTTAATCTTTTGCCAAACATCAATTTTTCCTGTTTGCATAAAGAGCATCTTTAGCTCTTCCTCAAAAACTCTGGCTTGTTCTAAGGCCATCTCAATCTGTAGTGCAGTTCCCATGTTGGAACCCTTACCAGATTGCTTGGCTTGAAGCATGGCTTTAGTTGCCACACTTTTGGCATCAAACATCTTGCCAATCATGGGGGCAAGAGAGCCTAAGTCGTTGGCAACCTTGCTGGCCTTCTTGACCATGCTAATAGCGGATTGAATTCCCGCTAGAGCTGTCATCGGATCAATCATTTCCGTTCAACCTTTTGCCACTCAAGGCACACTACTTTTCGGTTATATACATCACCTGTCCATGCCCATCTGACACATCGGTATTCAGTCTTTTGTGTAGCAGCTAAAGTTGTGGAAAAGAACATAACTATTAGCCACTTAACATAATATTTCAATTGGTACAGTTGAGAATTGTACTAATCTAAGGTTTCAAATTCGTTTCAGCTTTATTCAAGGCTTCATTGATTCTTGCCTTGGTCTTATTATTCTTTATTCCCTGTGCAGCAGCTCGAATCAAACTAATTGCAGGTAATGGCAAGCCAGTCATAGCACCAGTAGCACCAGCTTCAGCGATAGCACCCATGAGAGCCATTGAAGTGCCAGAACTGTTGATCAAAGTGCCAGGAGGGACTGTCTGCACATATTTCACAACTTCATTCAAATCACGCACAACTTGAGCTTGTTGTTTGCCAAGAATAATGTCCAAACGACCATCTTTATCTAATGCCATAACTGCTGCATTGAGCTTGGCAGGGGATACTATAGGACGGCCCATAGAATCGGTTTGCAAGCCCGATGTCGAAACATTTTCAAGATGCTTGATGGTTGCACCTTGCAATTCTTTCATTGCTTGTTGACCATTTTTGCCACTTGTTAGCAAAACCCTACGCAAGAAAGTTACTTCTTCAGGAGTTGCATTCAGAATTGCCCTGTTAAAAGCATCACTGGCAGCTATCTTTGGATCATCTTTGCCTTTGATAGTTGTCAGTAAATTAGCAACAACTGCACGACCTTCATATTTTCGAGCTTGTGTTTCACGCAAAGCACGAGCCTCTGCATAAAGTTGGCCTGATACATCTTTAGTTGTCTCATCAATCAAAGATTTAAGGATCGCAGACTCACGCTTGTTAACAATGTCGTAATCAGTAGAAGCATTGATTTCTCTACGCAATTGCTCTAATTGTTTAACATTTGGATTTAGAGGAACTAGATTCCCTTCAGCATCTTTAGATGCAATGCCAAGTTTTACAGCATATTGTTTAGCAGTATCAGGAATAGCAGATGACGGCACACCAGTTGGCTTGCTATTTAAATAATCAAGCAATGTAGTTGTCGTTTCTTGATCGCCATACTTCAAAGTACGAGGTAATGCAAGATCAACTGAATTCAAAGCTTCTGGAGACTTATCTGCCTTTGTATAAGCCGCAGAAGTCTTGGCTTTAGCACCTTGCCAACCTTGAGAAAGTGCATCAATAACTGCATTTCCAGTAGCTGCAGGGCCAATAGCCGCAGTTTGAGATCCAGTCATGTCAATCAAAGCATCAAAGTTTTGCAATGCTTGTAGATTGTTTTGCTCTGCTCTTTGACGCAGTGGCTCACCTAGTGGGCCTTTGATCTGTTCTTTTTCAAATGCCAATTGTTGTGCTTCACGGCTAGCAGCACCTTTTGTCAGATCAACTGGAACAGGCAAGCCTTGAGCAGTTGTCACTCGTTGTAGTTCAGCAGGAGTAGCCGCAGCACCAGTACTTGTCCTAGCACCAACACCCGTAGATGTAGGCATTTCCAATCCAAGGGCTTCTTTGACAATACTTGTGCCACGTTGTGCGGCTTGAGCAGTCTGTTCAGCGCCTCTTGTCACAGCTTGAACACCACGCAAAGCAGATACTTCTGCAATTGGCAATGCTTGCTTTATTGCACCGCCTAACATTCCAACAGGCAAAGCGCCTGGCAATACTGGAGGCAATGCTTGAGCTACTTTGCCAATGGCTTGAACTTGCTCCATGCCAGCCTCAGTCCTTGGCATATATGTGTATCGCTCTGCACCAGCCGCAGCGCCTTGCTCAATTGCTTTGGCGGCCTGTGGAGTACCAAAGTTGCCAGCTAAAGCTTGCCTGTATGCCTCTGATAAACCACCACCAATTGTGCCAACTAAGCCACCAGTGGCTGCAGTTCCTAAAGTCAAGGCAGTTTCACCCGCACCAATCAGTTGATCACCTAATCCTGATCGAGCAGGAGCTGGTGTAGTGGCTTCAGCAGTTTGAGCAATGTTCTGCTGGCTCTTGGCTATTTGATAAGCCTGAGCAACAGTTTCAAACTCTGGAGTTCCTTGTTTTGCCCTATTTTGGACAATCCAAGTTGCAAATTCTTCTGCTGTTGCCATTATTGACCTCTGCGTAAAATTGCATCTGCTGCACTCATAATATTATTTGCTTGAGCATTTGGTGAGGGATTTGCAGGAGTCGGAATCTGATTTACCAAAGACTGCCTTTGAGCTTCACGACCAGTGCCTGAATAACGAGCATTCACATCACTTGCCACACGAGAAGAGAAATCATTGAATGACTCGCCTGGTCTAACAGTAAAGTCACCTGCAATGAATGTGCTTCCTGCTCTGGTCAAAGCACCATTGTTCTTGGCAAGCCAATCAGTCTTAGCATTTGCCACAGAAGAGTCAATATCTTGTAATTTAGCCATGCCACGCAAGAACTGAGCAATATTTGCCGAGTTAGAAGTGTCTTTAGGAAATCCAGACAAAGCCATCTGAATGTCTTTATCGGTTGCAGGGCCAGGAGGCAAAGACTTGATTGCAGCACTGTTACGCAAGCGTGTGTATTCCTGACGCAAAGAGGTTTCATAACCCTCTGCACCAATCGTAGACTTGGCAAACTCACCAAGGCTAGAGAGCTTTCCATAGCCACCAAGATTTTCAATTCTATTAGCCAGATCATTAAATTGGTTAGCAGATTGTTTGGCAGTAGCCGCAACAACTGCAGTCTCATTGATCAATTTGCGAGTGTCAGCAGGAATCTCAGTGTTAAGTTTGTTAATCTGAGCAAGTTTTTCCAAAACTGTTGCATTGGTCATCTGGGTGTCTAAGTTCAACTTAGCGCCACGAGTGCCAATTTCACTTTGCAGATTCTTGATATACCAAGTATCTTTTTGCAAGCCAAGTTGTTGCGCTCGTTCAGTAAATGATGACTCAATTGCCGCTTTTGTGGCATCTGCTGATTTCTTAAGCAATTCAGCTTGCTTTGTTGGAGATGCAAGGCTTGCTTCTACTTGTGCAGTCTGAGCTTCTGCCGCAAGCTTATTGGTCTTTGCAGCCGCTTCTTGTGCTTTATATATGCTTTCCAACTCAGCACGACCTGCAGGGGTTTGCAAGAGTTGTGCTTCAACTCGCTTGATGTCATAACTTGGCGCTACACCAGCAAAGTTCTCAGGCATTGGAGTGCCTTGATCTGCCATCTGTTGACGCTCTTGCACATCGAG